AAAGAGTGTTAATTTTCTTCTTCTTAATTATATATAATGCTCCGCACACCATTACAATCAGTTTCAGGACAATCATCTGGCATGCTTGCTACTATTAAATCCAAGATGACGCCTGCAGTCATTGCGATTATATTATTTTGCATTTTATTGATTGGATTTTCCATTTACTATTATTACAAATATGTAGCGCCAAAATTGAAGCCGACCTATAATGCTGGAACAGGAATCGATTCTGGTCCCGCTGGAAGTAAGCAAGCAGAAATCATCTTGTTTTACGTCGATTGGTGCCCGCATTGCAAAACCGCTAAACCCGAATGGGAAAAGGTGAGAGACAAGTATCAAGGACAACAAGTCAATGGATATGTCGTGACATTTACCGAGATGAATTGCACGAATGAGACCACCGAAGTATCGCAAATGATTGACAAGTATAAGATTGAGGGTTACCCAACTATTAAGCTAATCAAGGATGACCAGGTGATTGAATTCGATGCGAAACCGACAAAGGACACCTTGACGCAATTCTTGAATACCGCGTTATAATAATTTGATTCTAGATAATAAAGACAATAATACAGATAATATACATGTCAAAAAATACTACGGGTGCCGATATTGAAAATAAAAAAAATAAGAGCGACAAACCAGATGATACAAATCTTTATGCAAATATCAAGCATAATGGCTGGCAAGCGATTCACGTCGGGTTGGAACAAGATGACGTATCAATCGATGGACTACAACTATGGCATGCATCCAGTGATTGGGAATCAAGTAATGAGAGTGTCGAATTGCCTCACCCTGCTCACCCGCACGAAAGTTTGAAGCGATTTGTTATATATAAGATAAAAAATACCAATATTAAATTTGCAATGACGGAATTGTCAAATGGAGTATATGGATTCTACCAGCATATGAAAAAAACGCCCACTGACATTGGAAAATAATTATACTATTGGTGGCGAAATCTATAATATTTCTGTAAGTTGCGACTATCAAGCTAATCAAGGACGACCAAGTCATTGAATTCGATGCAAAATCGACAAAGAACACCTTGGCGCAATTTTTGAATACCGCGTTATAATTTAATTTAGACAATTAAAGTGCCATTTTTTATGTTTTTTATATAATGGAATATATATAAATGGAAAAAGGGCGAATGATGTTGATGCATGCAATAATAATTGGCATTTTATTATACATCTTTATGTTTTTTATACTTGGTCAAAGACAAGGTGTCGCTGAAAACCGAAGTATTTTGTTGGCTGCGTTGATATTGGTTTACATGATTTTATTTGGTCGCGGATTACCGGGTTCAATAAATACAAATTTATTTTGAGTATATTAGTGTATCAGAATAATCTATAGAATTTAGGCATCAGGCGTTTTTTTCAGTAAAAAAACTTCTGCTGCAGCCTTACCGCTCGCCATCAGTTCGCTACGAATGTCTCTCGACGACAACACCGATTGCAAGTAAGCAAGTGATAAATATTTCGTATCATACACAACTTCGTAACTGATAGATTGCTGATGGTGTTCAGTATTCATATTAAATATCAACTTGTGCAAAAATGTGCTAATATAATCTAGCATGGTTGATTCGGTGTCAATGTTGTATGCGTCTTCTGTTTCATTTACGTCATTGTAATTGTTCTTGAACCCAAGTATCTCGTCTTTCTTGTTTCCCGCTTCAATGCAATAATTCAACGGATAGTTGGTGGAAATGCCCCCATCTAAATAACATTTTCCATCCATACATTTAGGTGCAAACAATATGGGTATGGCACTAGACATTTGTAATGCCGTCAATAAAGCCAAATCAGGATGAGTTTTGTAAGAGACATCAATAGGCTTGAATTCATGCAACTCAAATGAATAGATATGTATCTCTATTTTAGAATACTCATAAAATTCTCTCATGGTTACGTCCATTGAAATATCCTTTGCATTAAACAGCGGTTTAAACGCCTTTTCCAGAAAACTTCTATCAAACACACCTTTTCTGGAAAAAGCATCAAAGAGGGTGCTTGCATTCACTGGAAATGCTTCATGCCATGGGCGGTCCAAAAAATAGGTATTTAGAGTATCCCATTCAAAACGGAGACATAATAGAACCGCGACTATGGCCCCTGCACTCGTGCCATATATACTCTCAATTTCATCGATTTTCCAAAACGCCGTGTCTTGTAAGTGCTGGAGGGCGCCCAATGTGCGAAATAATGTTGGCCCACCTCCCGAAATGACCAAATGTTTAATTGTCATGATAAAGTATTATTGTATTTATACATTTTTTTTTTCTGCATTCAACACAAATGACAAATATCTTCACGTTGGAGAATTTTAATAATTTCTCAGAGAAAATAAGTATTGATGAATTGTATGAAAAGAAAAAGCAGCATGATTTGAATAAGCTTACCTTGTTTAATAAAATCCTCAATCGCATTCATGTGAAAATTAAAACCATAAGTCGTCAGAAGATAGACGAGCAATTTTGTTGGTTTATTGTTCCCGAGATTATTATAGGAGTGCCTAAATACGATCAAGGTGCATGCATCGCCTATTTAGTAGATAAGTTGCACGAAAATGGGTTTGCGGTCAGGTATATACACCCAAACACGCTCTTTATATGCTGGAAAGATTGGGTTCCGTCGTATGTGCGAAATGAGTTGAAGAAAAAAACGGGAATTTCTGTCAACGAATTCGGAAAGAAAATAGAAAATACTGAGACGGAAAAACAAGCAGACGTAAATCAAATGTTCTTACAACCTGCTCTAGCAAATGCCCCAGCACCCACAGCCGGCGCCGCCGCCAAAAAGAATTATACCTCTGTCAAGTCATATAAACCATCGGGCAAACTTATTTATAATGACGACCTCTTGGGTAGTTTAGATGACAAGTTGCCATAAACACAAAATAAAATCTTCATATAAAATATGAATAGAACCAGAAAAATATATAATAACAAATCAACCCGCAAATTAAAAGGGGGGCAAAAATTTAAATCCACTGCAAAACATCCAATGTTACAGATTAAGGCAAAGCATACACAGAAAACGCGTTGTTTTACAGATACACAATTAAAATTATATTGCAAAAAGCCATTACACAAATTTACCAGCTTTGAGGATGATTATGTCAAATCTAGCGCCTACCAAGTTGCAAAACATCATACGAATGTAGAGAAATACTTAAAAGGTATGTTTACTAAACCATACTCACCAATTACCACACGAATTCAAGATGACTTTTATGATCATGTAAATTATACTTGGTTAAAACACAACAAAGTAACTGTTGAAGAGAGATATATTGTCCAAGTAGACAATTTCCGTGTGACTCAGTACAAGGTTTATAACGAATTAATTGAACTTACAAAGGAATATCTTAAAAAGAGTCATAGCAAGGAAGCGAAACAAATTGAAAACATGTACAAGTCGGCCCGTAAAATGCTTTCTTTGAAGCAATGTTTAACATACGGAACGCAATATGTAGATATGATGAATAACATGATGCAAAATAAGGCGAATTTGTGGCAGTTTTTGGGAACTATCAATCGCAATGAAATTTATGCCTGGGGGTCGCCCTTTGTATTTAGTTTAGCAGGTGACAGCAAAGAAGCCGATACTTACCGATGCTACGTTCAACCACCAAAACTCACATTGACAGATTTGACGATTTATTTTGATGATGGGACTGATGTCAAATATAAGGAGAATTTCAAAAAGGCTTATTTTAAATATTTAAATGATATGTTTACTATATTTTTTGGTAAAAATCACGGGTTTGAACCAACGCATGTATTTAATATAGAATCCAAAATATTGAATGCAATGGGATGTGAAGGGCTGAAAGAAAATCCGGAATATTATAATCGTGTTACTCCTGAAAAGGCATTGAATGACTGCAATTTTAATTGGACGGAATTTAGCAAAGCGATGGGTTTCAAAACTACACCCAAATTTTTTATCACAGGTAGCATGAATTATCTCAAATGTTGTTCAGATATGTTGCTAGAAGATTGGACAAATGTGGAATGGAGAACCTATTTTGTTTACATATTTATTCGCCAACTTGCGCGGTGGTCTTGGGAACCTCGTGAGGTATATTATAAATTCAACGATGAATATGTGGAGGGCGAGCGTTCAGATATGCCAAGGCATTTGATTCCAATTTTTGCAATGGCAATTTCATATAATACGTTCTTAACCAATCAGTATATAGACAAGTATAATATTGAAGAAAACGAAAGATATGTAGAAGCCATGGCACATGATTTGAGAGCAGTCTTTATACGCAGAACAAAGCGTAATAAATGGCTTGCACCAAAAACAAAAGCCCACGCATTGCGAAAATTGGACAAGATTAATTTTATTATTGGCACACCCAAAATCATGCGCGCCGACCCAGATTTAGATTATAATCCAAATGATGTATGGGAAAATCTTGTAAAATGCACGAGTTGGAGATTTGACGAGTTAATCAAATTGGAGGGCAAACCATTGATTGATATTCCTGTGATAGATTGGTTTGAAACCCCGCCGAAATTCGTATCCAAGCAAGCCTATGTGGTAAATGCCTATTACAATCCTACAGAGAATTCCATTTTCATTCCGTCTGCCTATATGCAGGCACCTTTTGTTGATCTGAATGAACGTGGTATGGAATATAACCTGGCTTTTATTGGATTCACAATATGTCATGAAATGGCGCATTGTTTGGACAATGTTGGAAGTCAATACGATGAAATGGGGAATTTGAAAGATTGGTGGACACCGAGAGATAAGATAAAATACAAGAAGAGAGAAGCTGATATTTTGAAACATTATGAGACCTTTGCTGGGTATGACAAGATAAAATTTGATGTAGAAGGCACACTAGGCGAAGATATTGCAGATATAACCGCATTGGCGATTTGCGAAGAATACTTGAGGGATTTCCAAGAAGTGCATCAAGATATTATTCCCGTTAGAATGCTGTCGTTCCGTGCGTTTTTCTTCTATTATGCTATGCAAATGAGACAACAATTGTCGAAAAAGGCGTTGAGAAATCAATTAAAGAAGAATCCTCATCCAATTGATAAATATCGTGTGAATGTGCCGTTGTCGCGTTTATCATTATTCAAAGAAATACATAGTGTTAGCAAAAAGGATAAGATGTATTGGGAGGATATTGAGGCTATTTGGTAGATTTTTGATACAAAATAATAATTTCTATTCATAATATATTAGGTATATTATGGGTAAAAATACTCGTAGAAACAGAAACAACAAATCTAGTAAAACTATAAAAAATCGTCCCTGTAAAGAAGAAGTAAAGGTTGGTTTTAGGTCTATCGAAAATGAATATGAAAGTTCAAAATTTTACACACCCGACAAGGCAAACTTGAATTCCCAAAATAAATTGGTAAAGATGTTGAATACGCCTTTCTCTCCGTCCAAGTTAAATGCCAAAACAGACTACTATAACTATATTAATTATCAGTGGCTCAAGGAACAAGACAGAGATACGAAGAAGAAATTCTTTGTTCAGGTTGACAATTTCCGTATCGTTCAAGAAAAGGTCTATTATGAACTCATTGAGATGGTGAAAGACTATATTAAAAAAAATAAACACACCAAAAAGGGTCAGGCGGTAAACAACATTTATCAGTCTTGCGTACGTTTAGATAGAAGCACTTCATTATATCACGTGAAAAAAACCATTACAGATATAGACGATTTAATGGCCCAAAATAATTTGTGGGTCTTTTTAGCAGAAGTGAACAAGAATGAAATAGTTGCTTGGTCAAGTCCCATTTTTTGGAATGTCTCCTCCGACTTAAAAAAATCGAACACCTTTAGAAATGTCGTTAGTCCTGGACAAATGTCATTATATGATTTTTCGTTGTACTATACCAACCCTGAGGATGATGCGGCCATGGTTAAATACAAGAAGCAAATCATGTTGCGTTTTGTTGGTTTTATCGACCAAGTATTCACTGCTTGTTTAGGAGCAAACCACGGCTTGAATCCGATTGACGTTATTGAAATAGAAAAGGAGATTCTCGGATATTACATGTATGACAAAATTAAGAACGACTCTAGCGAATTCTACAATGTCGTGAAAGGAAAGGAGGCATTAAGCAAATATGGCTTTGATTGGGGGACATTTACCAAGCAATTGGGCTTTAAAAAGACTCCTGACTGGTTTGTATCTACTGGGTTGAATTATTTAACAAGTGCATGCGAGTCATTGTCTAAAAACTGGAAGACCCCGAAATGGCGAACCTACTGGATTTATATTCACTTGAAACAGCTTATTCGTTTTGACAAGGAATGGCGCAAGATTCACTACGAGTTTTTTGAAAATTTTGTTGCCGGTCAAGATAGC